TGCCGCCCATCACAGCTTCCTTCGAAACATGACGCCGAAGGGCATGAAGCCCGCTTTCGCGAACAGGTTGTGGAGGGTTCGCACCTCCTTCATTCCGGAGGCGACGGGGGCATGGAAGGCACCAGCTCCGGCTCGCTGCCCTTCCTGGACGGCAAGCACGACGAGCCCTCGCCCGATGGCGGAACGTCGGAAATCAGGGTGGACATAGAGTTCCAGAAGAACCTGACAGGGCTTCCTGGAGAAGGTTCGGTCGAACCAATACGAGACGAAGCCGACAATGCTCTCATCGACGACGGCGAGGATATGAGGTCGCTCATCAGAGACGATGCCTCCAAAAACTGTGTTGGTGACGGCTTCCTCATCGAACTCCAGGTAGTCCTTGTAGACGGCCTCCTCGTAGAAGAGCTTGTAAAGCTCCATCAGCTCAGGAAGATCATCCCCCGTTGCGAAGCGGAAGGTGACTTCTTCTTTCAGGTCTCGAAGGGTGATTGGCTTGTTCATCGGAGTGCCACGCAAAGAGAATGAAATCTTCGCGTCGGGCGCCGAATTCCGACAAGACGGCCTCGGGCTCCGCGCCAAGGGCGGTCAGCCACCGCTTGGTGTCCGAACGCTTGAACAGCGCCCGGCATTCTGCCCGGTGGAACCCGGCCCCGAGCAGCATCGGGACCATAGTGCGACGCACATGCTTTGTCATCCGCAGCACCGCTCTGGGCCAGCCGGGCGTGCCGAAGGCCCAGACACCCGCGCAAGTCGGGGTCATCGCGTAGGCCCCCAGCGCCGCGACCGGGCCGTCGTCCCAGAACAACCAGCCACTGCTCTGGGTGGTGAGGCGGTAGATCACGTCGGCGAGCGCAGGCACCGAGTAGCGGGAGCCATGCACGGCCTCCATCTCCTCCTGGTCCGCAGGTCTCAGGTTCTCCAGCACATGCACCAGGGGCGGCATGGTGACGCCGGTCACGCGGATCATGAGCTGTCGCTCGCCGCATAGTGGACGACCATCTTGCTGAGGGTGGCGGGGCCCGGCGCCTGGTGCGTCGCCTTGATCTGGAGATGCGTGCCTCGACCGCTGATCGGGATGCGGCCGCCCATCGACGTGGGGCCTTCCATCGTGCAGATTTGATCGAAAGGAGGACTGTCCTGCGCAGGATCGAAGCTCATCTGGATGTTCCAGGGGGAGCCGGCCTGCGCCCGGCAGACGGCATCGAAGCCCTGATAGAACTTGAAGGCCGTCGGCTTCTCGAAGCTGAGCCCCGGCGTCGTGACGATGACCGGGCAGCTGTCATAGACGAGCGCGCCATAGCCGCCGAAGCGCCAGATGTTGAAGGCGGTGTCGGCCAGGTAGACATAGGGGTCCGCGAACACCAGCCCGTTCTTGGCGATGCTGAAGCCGGGCAGATAGGTGCTCCAGGCCGCGATATTGGGCGAGGCGAAGTTCGAGAGCACGAAGATGGTGTCGGAGCAGGCGATCCACATGCGCCCCGTTCTGGGGGACAAGACCGCCTGCGTGCCTCCCATGTCGTTGGCCGCGCCGCTCCAGCCGCGCGTGGCGATCAGGTTCTGGATGATCTCGTCGATGGGCGAGCCCACATCGGCGACGGCGGCCGTGGTGGTCAGGTCGCGTGCCCGCAGAGACCGGATGCCGTGGCTTCCCAGGAAATACACGTCGTTCGCCACATACTGGCGCACGCTGGCCCTGGCCAGGGTGCCTGCGTCCCGCAGCGTCTGATAGTATTGGTTCAGGGCCGGGTTCGGGTCCAGGAACCAGAGCTGCGCGCCCAGCGTCGAGAACAGCGCCATCTTGTCGTAGTAGACTTCCAGCGCGATCATGTTCTCGCTGTCGCTGTCGGTGGAGCCCAGCGAGATGAAGCCCGAGCCGTTGTGGTCGACCGTGCCGTCGGTGCCGGGCGGCGGATCGACCCATTTGGTCGGGTCGCCTATCGCCGAAAAGAACAAGTAACGGCCGTTCAGGCCATAGACTTTCTCTTTGTAAGTGCGCACCGCATATGCACGTCCATCGGCCTCAGGCACATAGATGCCATCGTAGAAAGAATAGACGCCCGTGGCGCCGCCGGTAGTTCCCAGGAACGATATGAAGAGCTTGCCGTTGTAGATGTCCCAATCGGTCATCTCGGCGAGGGTCACTCCCGAGGGAGCCGTATGCGTGATGCGCCCGTATTCCTGGCCCGTGCCTCCGGCACCGGGCGGGACCAGGCCGGAACCTCCTTGGTTGTAGACGAGGACCGGGTAATTGTTGATCGCCGCCAGCCCGCAGAAGCCCGTGGGGGAGATGGTCCATTTCTGCTCGAAGCGCGAGCGTTTCTCGATCTCGCCGCCTTGCGTGATGTGGCAGTTCTGGAGGGTGCGCAGCGTGCCTGCCGGCGCGGTCAGGACATCCTTGCGGGTGTCGAGCCCGTTCATGAAGCTCGCTATCTCGTAGTAGAGGATGTTGCCACCGCCCCCCTGAGAAGCGGTCTTGATGCCCTTCGCCATCGTGGCTTACGAGGTCGCCGGGATGTAGTCGATATAGGGCGTCGGCATCCCCGAGCCCGCGACCGGCCCCATATGGCCGCCATCACGGCTCAGAGACCTCATGGGCCTTTGCTGGGCGCCGAGGCGCGCCACCAGCATCCGCCGGTAGGAGTTGGCTTTCTGGAGCTTCATCGCGGCGCCTTCGCTCTTCTGCACCGAGAGGATTTCGGCGGCCGCCATCAGCACGATCAGGGTGGCGTCGATCACGCAGGTGTCGGCATCCACCGCCAGCGGCATGAGCGGTGCCTGGCCCTCGCAGCGCACCGAGCCCACGGTGCCGTTCGGCATCGGCCATATCTCGAACTGCGACGCGACGGTCAGAGTGGGAGTGGCGCCCGGCGTGTAGACGGGCGCGTTGCGCCATCGCTGGGGCGGCCAGCCCTTGTTGTTCTCGCCGCCATAGGCGGCGTAGGTGGCCGGCGAAATTCCGTAGGCGAGAGGCACCCAGTCGGTGCCTGACGGGCCCCAGATGCGGGTGATGCTGTCGAAGGGAAGCTCGGGCGGGTAGGGGTAGAGGCGCTGGCCGTTCACCATCGCGATGTCGCTGTAGAGCGTCAGATGCGGCCAGACGACCAAATCCCATTGCTCCCGCTGCACGCGGGCCAATTGGTAGTTATAGAAGGGCGTCGATGACGTGGTTTGTGCCGGCGTCATCGACTGGAAGGTCTCGGCCATCAGCTCGCTGCGCAGCTGGCTCAGAGGAACCCCCACTCGCATCGAGCGCGGTGTCATGGCTTGCCCTTCAGATCGCGGTGTCTACCGCGCCCACATTGCCCGCATCCTCTCGCGGCGGCTTGTGAATTTGGACCGGCGTGGGCCTGTCGTTCGGGGGCTTGCGCTTGGCCTTCGTGGGGTCGACGGGCCAGCCAGGCACGAACCACTCCATGCTGAAGGTCTTGCCGGCGTAGACGGCCTCCACGGGGTCGCGCCCATACTTCAGGACCAGGCGCTCCTTCTCACGAGGCGCCGTGTCGCGAGGCACGAGCGCCACGGGACGAATGTCGAATACGGCTTCTTCCCCGTGGACTTCCTGTAGCACCCTGATCTCGGTCCAGGGCACCGGGTCGTGGATGTCCCGGTGGACGATCTGGAGCTTCGCTCCGGCGATGTCGATGGCGCAGGCACAGACGTGCTGCTTCATGTAGCTTTCGTCGTCTCGGTCGCGGCTGCTGCTGCTCATGCTTGTTCTCCTGCTCAGGGGGCGGCACTGGCCCCGGCGGCTTTACCACCGGGAGCCAGGCACTCACGCGGGGGGTGGGTAGCACAGGGGAAGGCCCGCGTGGCGTTGCCCGAGCCGGGTCAACCGTCGGGGTTGTTCTCGGCGATGCGCTTCTCGGCCTCCTCGCGCTGCGCCTTGCCGGCCTGCGCGAGGCGGTCGGCCTCGGCCTGCGTCTGCGCGGCCTCCTCCTCGCTCACCGGCTGCCCGGCAACGTAGTCGCGGCTTCCCGGAAGCGGGATTTTCGCACGCGCCGCCTCCTGGCTCTTGGCGGCCTCCTCGGCCGTCTCGGCGTGCCTGGCGTGCCCGACGGGCTCGCCGGCCGGTGCCTTGGCCGCCACCGGGGGCGTCGGCGAGGCTTTCGCGTGCCCGTGCTCGTGCTCGTCCTCGTCCTCGGGCCTCTTGCCGCTGGCGTGGTGGACCTTATCCTTAGCCATGAACGGGTTCTCCCGTGCTCAGGTCAAAAGAGAGCAGCGCGGCGTTTCTGGCGCCGCGCCTTCACTCAATCACGCAATGTCAATCACCAGCGAAGAGTTCAGCTGCGAGGCGACCATCTGCCCCGTCGAGGTGATCGACTTGTAGAGCACGAACACGTTGTAGGGACGGGCCGGCGTATGGTCGTTGCGCCACTCGTCCTCCATGGCCATCAGGAAGATGGCCTTGGGGTCAAACCAATACATCCGCTTTTTGAAGCCGAGGTCGTCCAGGGTCGGGTCGTAATAGACCTTGGTGCCTCCATCGAGAACGGTGTCGCCGACCGACACATCTTGCGTGTTGGCGAAGCCGGTCATCGAGTAGTTGCCGTTGGCGCGCCGCTCGACCATCAGCGCATCGAGGAAGTCCGAGCCGCAATAGGCGACCGAGGGCTTCCCGCCGTAGCGGATCAGCTGGATGTATTCCTTCTGGAGCGCCTGAAGCAGCGCGCCGCCATTGGTCGGGCTGCTGGTGACAGGTCCACCACCGGAGATCGCATCCCCAGGCACCGTTCCGATCTGGGTGGCCATGGCGGCGGTCCTGGCCCGGTTCCGCCACCAGGTGAAGCCCGTCGCCGCCGTCTGGTCGATGCCGCCGACCGTGCCCACGCACGGGTTCGCCTTGATGATCGAGGCCATGCCGGCGAGGGCCTTGGCGTCGCTGGTGCCGTCGGTCCAGAGCAGGTTGTTCATGCTGCGCGCATACTGCTCGCCCAGCGAGAACAGCTTCTGCTCCAGGAGGTTCACAAGCACCGTCATCTCGCGTTTCGAGTGCTCGGTGGTCTTCTCGCCGTTGGTGTCGACGACGGAGATGCCGTCGATCTTCAGCTCGGTATGGGTGAGCGTCAAACCAATGTGATGCTCGCGCCAGGGGTAGTTCGCCCGCTTGATGTTCGCCGGCGTGAAGAAGCTCACCGTGTCGTTGTGGGTGTAGCCCTTGACGACATCGTTCCCGGAGCCGTCGCCATAGGCGCCGACGACCGCGAGCGAGATGCTCCCCTTGCCACCGGGGAAGGTCTTCTTGCGGTCCTCCAGGAGCTTCAGAAGTGGGCGCTCCTGGATGGTCTGGTCGAAGACGCCCCCCTTCTTGAAGTAGTAGTCCAGAGATGCATTCGCGATTGATGCGATTTCACCGGCCGTAAAAGCCACGAGCTTGCTCCGTCAGGGTTATGCCCTACGGGCGCGCTCCAATCCCAACATTGCCGCTTCCATCATCGACTTGGGTTCCGGACGCGCGCCAGGTGCCGCAGAGCGGTTGGTGCTGCTCGGGACTGCCCTTGTTGCGCGGGGAGCAGGCGCCGCCTGCCGGAAGACGTTGTTCGCCCGCGCGTAGGCTTCCTGCGCGATCTGAACGGCGTGCTCCGGGGACTTCGGCGGTCCTTGCTCTCGGACGACGGCCCAAAGGAAGTTCCGAACGGTTTCTTCCTTGCGCCCATAGTCCGGGTCGGTCTGACGGATGCCCTGCTCCCAGCTGTAGACAGTCTGCTCGACAGCCTGAGCGAACTGCTGCTGCTGCTGGTGATTGGTGGTGTCGGTCATCACCTGCGTGGCGCGCGTGGCGCGCTGGTCAGCCAATGCCTTCGCGTACCGATCACGGGAGATTTGACCCGCCAGCTCTTGCGTGATGCGCCCGGCCTGAACCTCGTATTGAAGATCGGACGGGAGCGTCAGCCCCAATGCGTTCGTCGCAAGCTCGACGTAGGGAGCCACACCTTCCAGGAAAGCACGGAAATCGCCCCGCCGCATGGCCGCAGCCAGATCGAGCGTGAGCTGAAAGTCTTCCCTGGCGATGTCGTTACCGACAAGGAAGTCCCGCAGCACCTGCGTGACCTGGGCATCGGCCCTGAAGTGGTTGCGCTCGCCGAGCAGACGCTCGATGCGTTGCCGCGTGCCTGCCTTGTAGCTGGCAAGCTCCTCGGGCGTCGGGTCTTTGGAGAGGTCTGGCCCCTTGTCTTCCTTGCTGGAAGCACCGGGTCCGGAGCTATCTGCGCGTTCCGAGGTCGGCGATTTCTCGGCTGAGCCGCTTTCGTCGTCGTCTTCGGCCGGTTTGACGGCCTTCATGACGGCTTCGAGGAGCGTCTCCTTGGTTTCGCCCTGCGCCTCTGACGGGGAGGCTTTCGCGTCGGTGGTCGTGGTCGCGGTTGCACCCTCGCGTGCCTCAGTCGCCGGCTGGGTGCCTGCGTCGGGAACATGCGAGGAAGATGTGTCGGCAGGTGACGAGCTTACATCGTCTGCCATTTAACGTCCGCACCTTCAGGCCATGGCCTTGGCCTGTTGTCTTTGTGTAGCATCAGATTTCAGGCACGCGCAAACGCGCCTAGCAGCGCCCCCCGCCGCCGCGCTTGATCTTGCCCCCGCCCTGTCCCTTTTTCGTCGACATCACTTGCCTCGCTTTCCCTTCATTGCAGAAGACAGGCGCTTCGTGCCTGTGTCGGCCTTGTTGAACTCCTTCGCCACCTTCTGGGGGATGCCGACCTTCTTGGCGAATTTCGGATCGTGTGCGGCCGCAGCCATGGTTCTGGCCTGCTTCGGCGTCTTTGACGGCATCGGTGCCTCCTACGTCTTCATGGGCAAGCCCGGCGCGCCTCGCGAAAGCGCGCCGGGAGCAACCAGAGGGAGCCGGGATCAGAGGCTCGGACCCTGGTCTAAGCCGCTCGTCGGGTCGCCACCCTTCAAGCAGCTATCTCAGTCGTGGTGCCGGAACCCCTCCCAGCAGTCCTAGCAGAAGGTAGATCAAGATGATGCAGGCGATGACCACGATCAGCACGCGGGCGACTTGCGGGAAGGGCGCCGGCAGCGGAAGCTGCGCCACGACATAGAGCAGCAACCAGACCACCAGGCCAAGCACGACGATGTAGATCACTAAAGCGAGAAGGCCCTCGATCATGGCGCACCTTCATGTTCGTGCTTCTAGGCGACGGCGCGTCCCCCGCTGGCGATATGGAGCCCCGGCGGGCCGCCTCCTGGCGGTCCTGCTGGCCCCGCTGGCGGCGGCCGCCCTGTTTGATCGCCTGGCCTTTGGGCTCCTGGGGGCGGGCCTTGAGGCGCGTTAGCGGCGCCCGCCGGCCCTTGGGCGGGACCGGCGCCCGGCATTCCGGGCGGGGGAATGGGAACCCCCGCAGCGGCGCGCGAGGCCATGCCGTTCAGGGCCATGATGCTCGGCAGCATGCTCTGGAAAGCCTGTGTGATATCGAGCTTATCGTCCAGACGTTTGATCAGCTCTTTCGCCAGGAATTCGGGCTTGATCCCTGGGATTTGCATAAGAATGGGAAAGAGCCTTTCAGCGTTCGCGATTTCCTGTGCCTGGTTTGGTCGGCCCGTGGACCCGGCCTCGATCTTGACCCAAACTTCGTCCGCGATCTGCTGGCGGCTCATCTCGGGCCAGACCGCCCCTATACCCACGACACGTTTCGCCGTGTCTACGCTGCACTCCTGGAGGAGTATTTGCGAGCCACAGCGCGCAATCCCGGTTAGCATGTCGTCGATGTCGTCAATGTTAGAGCCCATAGCAGTGGCCCTGGAGGCTTCGGCAATGTTCGATTGGGTGGCGTTCATGCCGCCCTTCGTGCCTCCGATGTTCGCGTCCTGAATACCGGAAACCCGCATCATGTCGCCGAAGAGCTGCTCCGTTTCGTAGAGGTTCGGATCAATGGGCGGACCCCTGAACGATTGCAGAAGGTCATCGACTTTCTGGCCCGGCTGAAGCCCGTTCAGCTCGATGACGGCATTGTCAGGGTGGCTCTCCAGCTTGTCCAAGTCCTCCTGGTCCAAACTTCCCGAGGAGACCACGGTTTTCGGCCGGGCAGCACGACGATGTTCGCGCAGGCCCTGCCGCGCCCGGTTGTAGTCGCTCTGCATATCGCGGATGAGCTTCACGTCGCTCGGCGGGAAGATATTCGTCTCATGATCCACGTCGTTGAGCGTCAGCACGAACCAGGGCCAGAAGCGGTCGGTGTAGACCTCCGGCGCTGCCGGCTCGCGAAGGAAGTCCGGGTAGCCGTCACAAAGGACGTAGACCATCCCGTCCTTACGATTGTAGAGTTCCCAGATGCAGCATGAGCGGGCGTCGTTGCCTTCCTTCGTGTCGCTCTTCGCGCCCCCGCCTTTGTCCTCGATGATGGTGTAGCCGCCCCGGTTGGAGACGCTGGTGTCGCCGCCATCCGTGCCTCGATAGGCATTGAAGTTCTTGCCGACGTCGACCTCGTAGATTTCTTTCACGTCATTCGGGGAAAGAATGAACTCCTGCGCCACCCAGTCGGCGCCCAGGAACTCCCGCAGGTGCATCGTCTTCGGGTCCGGGATGATGCTCATGGAGGTCGGGTAGTCCATCGTCAGACCCTCCCGAACCACCACCTCCACCTGCGTGGAGAGATCGTTCAGGAGCAGGCGCATCTGCTCGGCCTCCGCCGAGCTGGGGTCGGTCTCGTTGTCGGCGATGTCGGCCGAGAGCCTTTCTAGGGTAGCCAGGCGATTGGAAATATCGGCGATGCGTGCCTCGATCTCGGGCTTCTTCTGCATCACCCTCTCGAACCCGACCTTGACGTAGCCGACCCCGGTGGTCGAGGCACGGCGCACCGTCATCTTCATCATCTGCTTGAAGTCTTGCGGCAGCTGGTCGATGTTCTGCCTGAACAGGTATTCCAGGGTCTTGGCGATCTTGTCGAGCTGCTGCTCCATCTCCTTGACCTGAGCGGCGTCCTGGAGAATGGGCGCGGCGGCGCCCTGGGCGGCCTGCATCGCGGCCGGGTCCATCATCCCCATCGACTGCTGCTGGATCATCTGGGCCGCGCTCTGCTGAAGAGCGACCAGGGTGCTCTGGTCCCCGTCCCAGGCGGTGTTCATGATCCGCTTGCGGCGATAGGCGATGAATTTGGGGTTCTTGGCATAGAAGAACGCCACCCGCTGCGAGACGATGCGCAAGGTCAGGTTGGCGACGTAGCGGTCGTCCTTGGCGTCCGTGGACCATTGCAGCCCCGTCACATAGTCCTGGTCCTTGCGCATCTGCTCGAAGACCGGACCCCAGTATTTCTTGGCCCGCTTGATGCGGTCGGACCACTTGTTGACCAGCTCCTTGCGGGGCTCGTCGACATCGGGCTCCTCGCGGTTGATCTGCTGCGTGTCCTCCTGCTGGGCGAGGAGTTCCAGCGGTGCCTTGCCAGAGAGGAAGGCGGCCTCGATCTCTTGTTGCAGGGGAGATTGCTCGACGGGCATCACCAACCTCCAACCGTGCGATGCTCACGCTCGGTCTTGCGCTCGCGAGCGGCGCTGTCGATCACCCAGCCCATGGTCATGTGCCTCGGTGCCTCGACCTTCTTCTTCAAGGCACGCTGGCCTCTCTGCTTGTGGAGGCCAATCCCAAAGAGCGCGATGGTGTCCACGAAGTCGTCATGTGACCCTTGCGGGAACTTCAGCATCTGATCGTGCGCCTCGGCCCACCAGGCCGGGAAGACCGGAAAGACCACCTTCATCATCGACATGCGTGCCTGGATGCTCTGGGCGCGCTGCTGCTTGTCCCCGATGGGAGGCAGCTCCTCGATGGAGCAGAACACCCGCTTCTCCAGCATTCTCTTGCGCAGAAAAGGTCCGATGCTCTTCGAGATGTGGTCCTTGCCGGCCCACCAGAACAATGGCTGGTATTTTTCCATCATCAGGATCATGTATTCGACCACGGTCGCGGTGTCGGCCTGCTTCCAGAACAGGTCGGGCATCACCCACATCTGATCGTGCTCGTCGATCCCCACCGCCATCAGGCACGTCTTGTCCCGGCCTTGTTCGAGGGAGACCGCATGGTCGCTGGCGCAGTAGAAGCGAAGTCGATCCTTGGGTGGTATCCGGTCCATGCGCGGGTAAGTGCGCATGTGGACGGCCTTAAAGAAGCTCCCGTCCTCCGGGGTTGGGCGGCCCTGATAAAGCGCCTGGAACCCTCGCACATCCGTCTGGCGGATGCTGTCGAGATAATCCTTGTCGAAGCGTTCGGGCCAGAGAGGCTCACCCTCAGCTCTGCCCATGACGTCCTTCTTCCGGGCGAGAGCTGGCATGTCGATGACGTGCCATTTGGTAGCTTCAGCCAGGGAGTAACACGGGTTTTGTGGGTCCGTCAGGCGCCCGATCAAATCGTCTTCGTGCCAGCGCGTCTGGATGATGACGATGGAGCCGCGCTTCGTCATCAGGCGCGTCTGCAAGACCTGGGTGTACCAAGACCAAAGCTTTTCCCGGATGGCTGGGCTGTCGGCCTCCTGCCGGTCTTTCGTGGGGTCGTCCAGAAGGATCACGTCGGCACCTCTGCCGGTGGCGCCAGAGCCTCGACCAAGGAAGAAAATGACGCCACCGGCTTCGGTCTCCAGCCGGTCGACCGACGCTGAGCCGGCTTTCAGCTTCACATCGGGAAAAACCTGCTGGAAAAGCGAACTCTCGATCAGGTCGCGCACCGCGCGGCCGTGGTCCCAGGCGAACTTCTCGGAGTAGGTCGCGACGATGATGGACTTCTCGGGGTTCCTCCCGGCGAACCAGGCCGCGAACATGTGCGAGGCCAGGCGGGTCTTTCCGTGCCTCGGCGGCATGGAAATCTGGAGCCGCTTGAAGTCGCCCTTCTCCACCTTCTCCAGCGCAGCTCCCAGCACTCGGTGATGTCTTGCTGGCCGGTAGAGGCTGATGGTCACGTCGTCGCGGTCGTCAGGCACGGGCGACATGAACATGGCGAAGGCCACAAGGTCTTCACGCGCCCGAAGGATCGCCTTCTTGCGCAGCAGGAGCCTTGTGGTGGATGCAGAGGTCACTTGGGTTTCTTGTGGCCTCGGTCGGAGTGCTCCTCGTCGTGGTCCTCGTCTTCCTTACGGTATTGGCCATATTTTGCGTGATTGCCGGCGTTCTTATTCACCGAGGCCGCCCCTAGAACCGCGCCCTCCAGCGCCGTGATCCGCGCGTCGAGGCCCGCGATGGTCCCGTCCATGTTGTCCATGCGGGTGTCCTGCGCGGTGTCCTTGCTCTCGCAATTGGTGACGCGCTGCGCCAGCTGGTCGAAGCTCGCCTGAATATCCCCGGGGTCGATCTGCACGCCGGCGACCGTAACGTAGAGGGTCTGCGCGGCGTTCCACGCGGCGCCCATGCCGTTGGTCAAAGTCACCGCCGAGAAATCCCCGGCCCAGGCACAAGTCACCTCGGTGTCCTTGAGCACGCGCCCGTCAAGCACCACGCCGGTGCTGGCGGTGTCGTAGTTCTGCGGGTTCAGGAACCCCGGCGTCGGCACGTCCACGGTGGCGCCGTCCGCGACCGCATCGTGCAGGCGCAGCGACCAGGCATAGGATTTCACGGCCATGTGAGAACCTCCTCAAGAGACGCGGACGGGTGAGGATTTCACCCGCATCTTGCCCTTGCCGGGCGGTTTCCTGGGCCCTGCGCCAATCTTGGGCCCCGCCATGGGCGGCGGCCCGGCGCCCATGCCGGCGGGCCCGATCCCCGGAGGGGGCCTCAGAGCAGGAGGCGCCCCGAGACCCCCTCCCCCTGGAGGCGGCAATCCGGGGGGTGGCGGCCCGTTCCCACCCATCATTCCCGGAGCACCCCCGCCCCCAGAGACCGCCGGCAAAGGCGGCGGACCCCCACCGCCACCAACCATGCCGCCGGGAGGATGTGCAGTCA